CTTTGCCAATGTCTTTTGTACCGCGTACCAGGCTGGCTAGGGCAGGCCTCAAATCATCGTCCGCGATACCGCTGGCCAATGACATTTTGCTAATCATGTTTTCTGTTGCTGCAACCTGTGCATCAGTAGCGCTGGCAGAAATGTTTAGTGTGCGCGCTAATTCGACTTGCGCGGCCTCATCTTCCATTGCTGCTTTTGTTGCTGAACCTAATGCGACAGCCAATCCGCCAATGGCAGCGGCGGCAGGTAGTGCAGCCTTTTTGATAGCAAACCCTGCTTTAGCGCCAGCGCCTTCAAGGCTCTGAAATTCCTTTAGGGCTTTGTCCAAACCCTTACTGTCAAATTCGCTAATGATCGGAATTTTGATTGCCATTACATCACCAGGTTTCTATTGACAGCGTCCATTACGCGTTCCACCAATTCAACCATGTTTTGTTCCACAGCGCCCGCATTGCGGTCATAGGCAGGCCACATGACGCGTGAAGGCAAACCAAACTGCAACGTCAAGGCTGAAATAAAATTGGCACCCTGGGCATTGGATCCACCCTTTTTGCCTGCCATGTCAATGATGGCGGCGGCAGGATCTTTTTGAATGATGCTGATGGTGCTGGAATTGCGTTTGCTCACATCTACTTTGACACCAACACCGCGCTGGGCTTTCTGCTGGCTGTACGGGAATTTTTGATTTCCGCGCTGTGTCCATGAGCGTTCCATACCAGACAATAGGCGCGGTGGGTAACTGGCCTTTGCATCATCAATGGCAGGTTTGGCTAGTTCCTTTGCCTCTTTGTTTATTCTCTTTCGTAAATCGGGGTCAACATTGCGCAATTCTTTCAGCGCTTCCTTCAATCCGTAAACCTCAATTTGTGCCGTGGCGCTCATCGTTTTCCCTTGCTTTGCTTATTCAACACAGTAATGACTGTTTGCAAATCTTGGGTGTCAAATTCGATGTGTGGCGGCCACCAGCCGACAGCCACTAGAACCTCTGCTAGTTGGCGGCGGTAGGTGCCGCGTCCGTAGGGTTTGGGTTTGTTTGATCCACCGCTTCAATGTCCATGTCTGGGTTTTGTTTCAACCATTCAGACCATGTGGCTGGCATAGTTTCGCCCGCCAATTTGTAAAGATGGAACGCCCAGCACACCATGTCGTTCACGCCGATGCCACGGCCATCTGACACTTTGCGGTTCTCTGATTTTTCCCATTCGCTGATCACCAACAGGTTTGTGGTTACATCGCGCGGTGGGGTGTTTTCGTTCAGGGTGATGCGTAGTTTGATTTTCATTTCAATCCTTCCGTCTGATTTGGTTTATTGAAATTTAGGCTGTCACGTCAACGCTGTAAACGCCACCTGTGAACGTCAAATCAACTGTTGCCAATTCGCCTAAAGATGAATTGATAACTGGCAGGCTTTCCAAATAGGTGTTTGTCAAAACAAAACCAGGGTTTGTGGCGCTGTCACCTGAACCGTATGCAGGATTGACTTGTACGGTGCATTTTGTGCCCACTAAATCTTTGAGGCTGGCATAGGTTTCTGCTGCAATGTATGACATGAACATTGTAACGGTCAATTCGTTGTTCTCTAGTCCGCCTGTGTAGGTGCGTGATCCTGTTCCAAATGCGGTGTCCTCTAGCGCTTCGACTGTGCGCGTCAATGTTGCAGATGTGGTTTGATCAGTTAGATCAACTAGGGATCCAATGGCTGCGCCAATTTGGACTTTTGGATTGCTCAACAGGGTGCTGGTTGCCATGTGGTTTCTACTCCTTAGGTTTGGTTTTTACTTTAGATGGTTTTGATGGCTTTTCGGTGGATTGTCTAATGAACCCACCAGATACCAAATGATCCACGTTGTCATCACCTGGGTCAAATTCGTCACCTGGCGTTCCTAAACGTGGGGAAATGATCACATATTTCATGCTGTTTGCGCCTGTTGCATCACGGTCAATTCATAGCATGGCAACATCACGCCGCCAATGTCAACGGTGGTTGGACGGCCAGCGGTCACAGATCCAACGTTTGCCAGAACGCCTGCGGTGAGGTTGAGCAGGTTTCGCATTGCGTCAAGGTTTGCTGGCCCCATTGAAATGATCTGGATTGGCCAACTGATTTTGACAATGTTGTAGTTCCATGTTTCAAATGAGCAGGCACCAATGAACGCGCATGGTGGAACAAGGTTTCGGGGATCTGTGACTACTTGCAAACCTGTGATGGTTTCCAATTTAGTTTTTAGATCGTCCAGCGCCTCATTGAACAGGTCTGTGTATGCAACGGGCATTAGGCCACCTGCGGGCGTTGAATACCTAGCAACTGTTTGATGATTGGGGACAGGCCTGTGGTTGGTGCTGTGCCCATTTCGCTAAATGATGCAAACACATCAATTGATCCGCGTTGACGGTAAAGCGCGCCACCATATTGAATTGTCCCCAGCGTCACGTCACCAGACGGGCTGGTGGTCAAACTATCGATGTATCCGCTTTCTAATCTTTTGCGGTAACAGTAAGCGTTTGCAGCGCTGGCGCATTGCGTTAGGAATGTGGTATCTGCTGCGGTAGCGGTTCCGATACCTAGCCAATCCTCAATGTTTCCTGCCGTGATCCATGTGCATACAGGGTTGTAAACAATGGTTCCTGACGATGCAACGCGCATAACATCAATTGCCGTTTTCGCAAACAACACCTGATTTTCAATTGGTATCTGGTAATCAAACAACAAATCGCCTTGCGTGTCCACACCGATGAACAGATATTGGGGCAACGCATAAACGGAATAGGTACCGTTGAACGTTGCATCAACACCTGCCACGGTGATGGATTGGCCAACTGCAATTTCATTGGGGGTGAGTAATTGCAGGACTGCGTAGTTGTCAACCAAATATTTGTTGGTGACTGTGTAAGTAGCCATGGCGGTTAGGCCGCCTTTCTACTAGGCCTGGGTGATCTTGCGGATCATTCCACCAATTGCTGCGAAGGTTGAAACGTAGCCATGGAATGACATAGTGCGACCCAAAACAGCAGGCGCTTCCAGGCTCTGCAACCCACGGATACTTTCGTAAAATTCGAAGGCATCGCCTGATCCCTGACCTACGCGGGTGATGATCATGGTTTTTGCAGCAAAGTTGCTGTCAACTACCAACTGCAGACCCAATGGGTTGCCGTTCCATGATGTTGCGTTTCCGCCACCCAATGCGTTTTGACCTGTGAGGCCTGCACCGATGAATGGGAACACAGGGCGGCCTGTGGTGTCTGCCAATTGGCCCATCTGACCCCATACGTCTGGTGAAACAAACATGTGGGTTGGCGTAAAGTTGCGGCCACTTGAAATGTCAACAGCGCTGTCATAAACAGACTTGAGCAAGTCAGCAACGGTGCCGTCCCAAACGCCAGATGAGTTTGCTGCGGTGAGCAATGCGTCTGCAGCGAAATTGTCCGATGCAATCATGTATTCACCCATGAGGTCATTCAAAATCAATTGCATTGCTGCAGGGTTGGTGAAATCAATATCCTGAACGGACAATGTGACCTGACCAGCCAACGTGGTTTTGCTTACGGTGTTTGATGCAATAACCATGGTGGTTGCCGATACTGCTGACAATTCGGTTGATTGAGTTCCAACGCTGGTGTGCGTAGTGATTGTTGGGCGAATAAAGGTTTTTTGTGCACCGCTGTCTGGGTAAGCGCGTGCGCCCAATGCTTCTACCACAGGACGAATGAAATTCAAATCCTGCACCAACGGCCCCAGCACGTTGACATTCAAGAGGCCAGGTGTATCGCTGGAAAGCACATCGCCCGCTGCCGCTTGTAGCGGTGTGCGCTTTGCTGCGGTGTATTCAGCCACAGCCTTGTTGATGTTTGCGAATGTGTCACCACCAATGTGGTAGGCAGCCATGTATTCGCCTGCTGATGGCAAAGCAAATTCTTTTTTGGCTTGTGCAAAAATTGGTGCGGTTGGGATTGTTGCCTCAACTGCTGGTGCTACTGGTTCAGACATGTCTGTTTCCTTTTCAATTGGTTCCTGTGTTTCAGTATTGCTGATTTCCTCTGGCTCTTGGTGGATACTTGCAGCCACTTGTGAGATGTTAGCCATATCGCCAAACGCGCCGATTGGAACCAGGCTTAGTTCCTGCCATTCGGCTGCTTCGATGATCATGGTGCCTGCTTCATCGTAAGAAAATTTGGTTGGGTTTACGCCAACGCTGACCTGGTCAATGGTGCCGTCCGCTGCCATTACTAGCGCGTCATTGCCCAATGACGTGGCGCTGATTTTTGCTGTGAACATCATTCCCTGTTCGGTGTCCACGCGCTCTGTGACAACGCCAACTGGCATTGATGCGTCATGGTACATAAACAGGCGCGGTGCCTTGCCTTCAACAGGTAGGGATCCTGGGCGAAAAATAACCTCTGTTCCATCGCTTACGCGGGCGGGAACGTTATACGGAACCGCGGTTCCAGAAATTGAACGGCGCGGCTGTTCGCCTTGCGCTGCGTCTAGCGTGAAATCGCCTGCAATTAGTTTGATCATCGGTTTGCTAACTCCTCTTGTGTGTTTTCCTCAATAACGGTTTCTGTGCTGTCCATTTTGTCTGCCATAAAGTTTTCCTCTAGGTATTCCGTAGCATCAAATTCGACATACGTTCCGCGCGGTAAAACATTATCCATTGAGAGCGCGCCAGCAATGGCATCTGCATACAACTTGACACCGAACAGGTACAGGTCAGCGCGGGCTTGCTGGCTTGACTGGTATGAATACGCGCCAGTCGCTACGCCCACAAGGTATGGCGGAACGTTTGCTAGGCGTGACATTTCCAGCGCCTGATATTGGCTGGCCTCAATCAACAGCATTTTGTCAGGTGTTGCAGCGGTTTCTGTGTAGGTCAAATACTGGTTCAACGCGGCGGTTTGGTTTGTCGCGCGCGCTGCATTGAATTGTGCAGCAAGGTCTGAAAGTTCCTGGGCGCTTAGTGGTTCGCTGTTTTCTGTTTGGCGCAATATGCCAGCAGGAATTGATGATGATGCGTTACGGTTTCGCGCTTGCTCTAATTTCAACGCGGTATCAATTGCGTTTGGCGCGGAATAAACCAAACCCTGTTCAGGTGATAAGAATTGCACAAGGTTTGCTGGGTCAATTTCACCGCCCTGAAAATATACTTGTGTCGAAGGCGCAAACCAGACTGGTGGGGCCATGTCGGTGGTGGTGATTGATCCCGCTGGTAAACGTGTGAACGATGCAGGGTAGCCATCAGCGGTTCGGCTGGTGATGTACCAAAACGCGCGCCCATAAAACAGCAAATCGTCCAGCGTCCACGCCATCAAAAACTGGTATGAAACAGATGGATCTGGGCGGCGTAACCATGAACGTGGTGCGATGTACACCTTTTCCATTTCATCGCCGTTCCACATTTCGTTGTACATTTTCAACGGCATTGAACCAATTACTGATTTGAAAAGTGAGTTTGCGCGGTTGATGGTTGGAACCGATACGGCGGCGTTTCTTTGTTCGCCTTCGCGGTAGGTGTAGTACTGGCCGATCATGTTCACGCCAACATTCGATGATGAATAGCCTGGCGCAAATCCGCCTGCCACCGCTGGTTCCCCAGCATGTGTTGAAATAGCGGCCTGTTTGTTTCGGCTCAAAATACCCATGCGTCAAGCATTACACACATTGGGTTGTTGTTGGTGACACCAGGCTATGCGAAACCCGACAGAAGGCGAAGGCCAGCCTGGTGCCGTTTTCATATTAGCCATTTGAAACAACCATCATGGGTTTGCCACCAGTTTTTGGTTTGCTAGTCAACGCTGCTGCAAAGACCGCTAGGCGCGCTAATTCGATAGGGCCACTTGAACGCTGTGATGAAAGCGCTATGGATCCCTGTGACCTGACCGCTACCGCGCGCCCGATATGTTCAGCCAGCATGGTTTCGCCTGTGTGCACTAACAGTTTTTGGCGGATCATTTGGCGAACGGGGTCTGTCCATTTCAAAATTTCGCCGTAGCCCACGATCACTTTTTTGCGTTCTAAATGCAACGGCCAATGCAGATCAATGGACGGTGTGATAGCGAATTTGATGGCAGGGTTTTGGTTCAATCGTTCAACGTGTTCCATGACCTGGGCGTAGGTGTCCACCATGAATTCAACGGTGATGGCGGTGCGTCCGTCTGGTAGGCCTACGGCGCGCAAACCAAAATAGCGTGTTTCGTCCACGCTGTTTTCAATGGCTACCGTTCCGCCTTCAGGTATTTCACCATCGAATTTGAGTGATGGCCATAGCCCTGGGTTTAGCCAACCCTGATCTGATGCCACCCACAGGTTGCATGAGGCGCGCAAAAATTGGGTGCGGTCAGGGTTTTCACTTTCCGCGGTGATGGTTTCCATCGTCAACGTGTGGCCTAGCGCGGGGTTTCCCCATGACCATGCAGCAGGGTTCATTGGGTCAAGGTCTGGTGGCGGTGACCATTCCGCAAAATACAGATTTCCTGTTTTCTTTTGGTCAATCATTCTCAACGCCTGTTCACGCCATTTGAGGAAGGCGCGCGAATTTTCTGTGCCAGCCGTTGACCAGCAGGACAGCAAAGGCGATTTCTGGGCGCGCATTGACGGCAACAAACCACCGTCAATTGCTTCACTTGAAATGTCCCAAATCTCATCAGCCACAATCAGGTTAGGGCTGGTGCCGTGACCAACGGAAGGGACAGCAGCGCGAACAAACCAGCGGGAACCATCAGGCATTGTGACGCTGTTTCGCCCATAGGAATGTGAAACCTTTGCCCCAAATTTGGCTTCAAGGATTGGGGCCAATTCGTCAAACAACATCACACCCAAATCAAGCCTGTGACTAACAGATAACACCAGTTGTTTTTTTCCTTTGATGATTGGCATTTTTGTAAGCCACCAACCCACCAA